CTTCTGTCTTGGAGAAACAGTAGAGGAATCTGAGATCGTGGATAGCCACTGTGTCCAACCCTCACGGGGAAGACCAAGCATCTGCGATTCCCACTTACCACCGTCACCCAAGCGATACAGCAGACTAGCAACTGCACCGAGCATATTACTACACTCGGACCCAATTACTGGGGTCGCTTGATACCGAAGACCAGATTTCCCTTCCCAGCCATCTTTATTAGAGATGACAAAGAGAGAAGCCTGGGCCTCATCCCAATTGCTCTTTATACCGTCGGAATCCCCTGCGTGAGCAGGGACTCGACAGTGTTGAGCAATTGAACGAGGAATCGCCCGCACGACGGTACGCCAAACAGCACGCAGTTGCTGGTCACAACCATCAAGGTTAGACCGCCTACGAGCAAGCAAGCGTATACCGTTAGCAAGACGAAAGAGATGTTCAATCTCATTCGGTATTTCCTTCTGAAAGAAAGGACGGACATCGTACCCGTTATAGTAGTCCTTACCGCATGACTCTCGAAAGGGGCCCGAGGCAAACGACTTATCCTTGTTAAGGGAGAAGCCGCAAAAGCCGAGGACCTCTGCCAAAAGATCATAGGCGGCAACAGGGACTACGATATCATCGCCGTAGACCAACACCTCTTCGGTGCCAATCTCCAGCTCTGTGCACACTCCGATACAGAGACTCCAAAAAATGAGAGTCTCTAGCTCGAAGGTGTAACCGTTCCCCATAGAGGAGAATTTCTCATACCTTAACCACTTATCTTGATACCACCCGACTTTTGATCGAGTGAGATCAAGAACATTAAACCACCCTTCTGGAAGGAGTAGTCTAACGAGTTCTTTCGCGACAGTGTCGCTAGCAGAACTCAGATCGATGGTGGCAAGAGATCCGTCACTAGAACCCTTAAGAGCAGCACGCTGGTTAGGCGACTGATCGTCAAGGTTAATCCCAACGCGTCGCAATCTACGCCTCAGCATCGTACCTAGCCCTAATTGGGCATAGATATTCAACAAAGGTTCGATCGCGATAGCGCGGTGTGTGACAGCGGTTTTCGGGACGAAAGCCACTCGGTTACCTGGAACTACGTCGAGCATCGACTTAGAGATCATGGGCCAAAACCCTGGGGTCTCTTCATCAGTTATCGACCTAGCCCATTGAGGCGAGCTCTGTACGAGCATAGCCCCAAGATCCGCCATGTCGGGAGACACGGACGGACGGACTTGCAGCTTATCGTAAAGGGAGGTTAATCCCTTGGTTCCTGTGTGGTTAAACACACCGGGGCCAAAGCGACACGCTACGAGCCACTCACGGCAATTGACCGCAGGACCAATAACTTCGTTGATTTTACCCATAGCGGTCAGTATGACCCGCTTTACAGGGCTGCTAACCGCATGCGGCGCAGCAACGAAATTACGAATCCTAGCATTGGTCAGCCGGCACGCTTCCTCTGCTTCACCGAATTTTGTTCGGGCTGCAGCTTCCGGGTCGACACCGTCAATTTTGACGGGCGCTTTCTTGAGGAACGAGACGGCTTGGTAGTCGTCACGGAACCTCGTAGGGCATTTATAAGACCCAGGAGATATGGATTTGCGAGCAAGTTGCTCGCGTTCACCATAACGGAGTAGAATCTCGCAAGAAAGCGAGATTGGCGTGTTGAGTGATTCATACAAGTCAGTGGCAACGATATCCAGAAACTCTGGACGAGCTCTGAAATCTCTGAGCGTTATGCTCAGAGAACCCAGGAGTGCCTTGCGGGCCTTGCGGCCTTGGGGCACATCCTGGCTCCAGTATCGAGACTCATCTTTCATAACCGTCTCCTAGAAGACGGTCAGAGAAGATGACACCCAAGACCTCTTATCAATCTTAGCCTTCAGATCAAAGAAGGCGGACGATATAGAGGCAACCTCGGGTGTGACGACTTCATCATCGCTTCTGACGTCAATAGTGACGTCACTCAGACAGCGATCAAGTGATTGCAGCTTATTAACAAGCTGAGCCCACTTGATAGCCGACTCGAACGAAATGGAACCTTCTTGTGAAAGGTCGTTCCATTCGAGAGACAGGCGCAAAGCCATGTCGCTGATGAGCTTCAAATCGCTTGAAATGCTCATGTTCGAAGCTCCAATTAGGTCGGGATCGCGCCGGATTCGGCGGCAGACTTGACGATGGCCTGGGCAACAAGCTCCTTAAAGCGAGCTACCAGTTCATCGACTTCAGTCACCGTCAGCTTCGCAGGCCGAAGGATCTCGAAAGTACCAGTGACGGTACCGTCCAATGCTCCAGTCGTTCCGTTAACCACGGGACGCGTGAGCTTGCCCCCGATGCGGTAAACACCGCTCGCCTTGTCAGCCGGAATCTTGCGACTCAGGACAGCACGAGACGTGCCAAGAATACTCGTAGCGCCGCTTTCGATCCATTCGACGCTATCCGGGTTGACCGAATAGACGTCAAACGTCACGTTGGCGGCGGCGTTATTCTTGAGGGTAAGTGCGGCTGCAGCAGCCATAGCATCTCCTAATTAAAGGGGAATAAAAGAGTCGTCAAAGACGACGTCCTTGGGCTCTGAGTAGAGCCAACCCAGTAACCAGTTTGTCCCAACCAAGGGACTTACCGAAAACGGGTGGATACACAGAGAGCGGAGAAACTGACAGCGGGTTTCTCGTATAGCTCCGTCCTTGCGTCTTCACTATGAAATCATACCCATGACGGTAGATCATCGGTCTTCCTTGGAAGTCCCGAGAGATTACACCTGGATGGGCATGCGAAACATAGTGAGTAGTAAGGACTGCGAGACGAGAAGAGAAGGCACGTTTCACGGAAATGCCTTGCATAGCTGTTAAACCTTGCAGATAGTCTCCGACCGAAAAGAACCAGTCGAAAACAAAACTGAAAGGAACAAGCTCCCAAGCGACAAGAGCAGGGTTGGTAAGGCCCAGCTGTTGAATCGCATTCAAGTGCGGGTTGTCAATCTCGCACTCGATCTTGATTTTAATGGTCTTCACTCCTCTGATGGAGGTCCAACCAAACCAAGATCCGACGCTATAGGTAGGATCAAAGCTCTTAGTCGTTGCTTCGGCCGGTTGGTCGACAACGGTTTCAGAGACAGTGAACTTAGCTTGGCGTCCACCAAAATGCTGCTGGGCAAAGAACTCAGCAGAATTCTTAACATCCATAAGTAAGGGCATCCACCCATACTTATATTCTAGCCAGGTCTTGTGGACCGAGCGACGAGTGATGTTAAGGGTTTGGGCAACTGCCTTAAAGTTGCCACGACGAAAATATCGGTACGCTCGATAAATCTGATTAGCTTTACCGAGGATCAGATCCGATGTCTTCGCCTTCTCCGCGAACATAACCGGAAGGTTTGTTTTCGCATCAGACATTTTCGCCAAGGCCTTTACAAGCGCCTGATTGATCATGTCTGAATCAGTCCTATACTTGGATGCATACAGATTAGCAGCTTCTGTATGTTTTCCTTGCAAGGAAGGGAGATTGTAGCCGCTCTTATACTCCTCAACAGTAACAGAGGTGTTGGGAGTACCCCAACCATAATCGGTGCGAAAGGCCCTTGTGGGTTCCTGCGCAACGGTTATTTTTACGTCACTGTAGGGATTAATCGGCAAAGCTACATTAGGGTAACCAGGTGTCCTATCCCAGGTACGCTCACGAGTCGAATAGGACGTAGGGAAACCCCCAAGTCCAATAGTCGGCCCTTGAGATTTACTTTCGGATATAGACATAGGTTCCTTTACCATACCTTCTTCAAAAGAAGAAAGGTAGCAAGCATTAAAGCTTGCAGAAAGACCAAGGTCCTAGGGGATAATCCC